TTTCTCCTCTAATAGTATAAAGAATATAGCGTAAATGGGTGGTGGTCTTCTTCAATTAGTAGCATACGGAGCACAGGATGTTTATTTAACTGGTAATCCTCAAATTACCTTCTTCAAGGTTGTTTATCGTCGCCACACGAACTTTGCGATTGAGGCTATCCAACAAACCTTCAATGGAACTGTTGGATACGGACAGACCGTAACCTGCCAAATATCTCGCAACGGTGATTTAATCAACCGTGTATATCTCCAAGTTGAACTACCTAAGATTACCAATATCCCGACTTTGACTACCGGTGCGAGATATGTCAATTACATAGGGCTTCGCCTTATTAAATCCGTTCTCATCGAGATTGGCGGACAACAAATCGATAAGCACTATTCGGACTGGCTGTATATCTGGAATGAACTCTCCCTCCCCCGTGGTAAGCGCTACGGTTATGATACTATGGTCGGTGCGGACAAGGATATCACCTCGTTTAACAACACCACCCTTTATATCCCCCTCGAGTTCTGGTTCTGTCGCAACGTCGGTCTCGCCCTTCCTTTAATCGCTCTCCAATATCACGAAGTGAAAATCAAGATTGATTTCGAGACGAAGGCTAACTGCCTTATCGATTTAAAGGCTGCTACTGGCACTGTATCGGCGTCTGAGGCATATACTACCTCAACCGTCGGAACTGTCGCTAATATAACCGATATGTCTCTGTGGGTCGATTACATATTCCTCGACACCGACGAACGTCGCCGTTTCGCCCAACTGTCGCACGAGTATTTAATAGAGCAACTTCAATTCACTGGAACTGAAACGCTAAATGGCGGTTCTACCAATCGTGTTAAACTCAACTTCAATCACCCCTGTAAGGAACTTGTCTGGGTCGCTAAGCCTAACAACTATTCTCGTAAGGCTTGTTGGTATAACTACACCGACACTGATATTGTAGATTTAACTTCCGCATTAGTTACCGAAGTGCTACCTGCGAGAACAATTCAATACAACTTTGTTACCGAATATGCTTCTTCGAATTATATGGCTGGTTTCGACTTTGTCAATGGCAACGCCTCCACGACTACCATCGGGGCTGCTTCGCCTTTCGCCGATGCTATACTTCAATTAAATGGCAACGACCGTTTCAGTGTTCGTGATGGTGCTTACTTCTCGTTCGTCCAACCCTATCAACATCACACCAACATACCGAATAACCCTGGTATCAATGTGTATTCTTTCGCCCTCAAACCCGAAGACCATCAACCCAGCGGAACTCTCAATATGTCCCGTATTGATACCGCTACGCTTATGGTTACCACCAAGACTGGCTTAAAGAATAAACTCACTGCCGAAGATAACCTAACTTACGATGGCATCAACATATACGCAGTGAATTACAACGTTCTCCGCATCCTCTCAGGTATGGGTGGTCTTGCCTATTCCAATTAAATTATGCGTCCATATTATAATGAATATAAATGGAATGGAATGAAAGGAATGAATGAAATGAATGTAATATCGAATATCTATGCGATGAATGAATTAATTGCCTTTTTTTTTTCTCCTCTAATAGTATAAAGAATATAGCGTAAATGGGTGGTGGTCTTCTTCAATTAGTAGCATATGGAGCACAGGATGTTTATTTAACTGGTAATCCTCAAATTACCTTTTTCAAGGTTGTATATCGCCGTCATACGAACTTTGCGATTGAGGCTATCGGACAAACCTTCAACGGAACTCCGGGGTATGGCAATCGTGTTACGTGCCAAATATCTCGCAACGGCGATTTAGTCCATCGTATGTATCTTTCACTGAAAGTTCCTGACGCAACCTCCCTTTGTGCTTTCTATGGGCTTCGTGTTATCAACTATGTCGAAATTGAAATCGGTGGTCAAAAGATAGACAAGCATTACTCGCATTGGCTGTATGTCTGGAACGAACTTTCGCTGCCAAAGTCAAAGCGTGATGGCTATAATAAGATGGTCGGACAAGAGGGTGGAACTGGCTTTGAAGGCAAGACCCTTTATATCCCCCTCGAGTTCTGGTTCTGCCGCAACGTCGGTCTCGCTCTTCCTTTAATCGCTCTCCAATATCACGAGGTGAAAATCAACATCCAGTTCGAGACTGCCGAGTTATGCCGTGGTTCTGCTGACGCCCTTGGCGCATTCCCTGATGCGACGCTGTGGGTTGATTATGTGTTCCTTGATACCGACGAGCGCCGTCGTTTCGCTCAACTATCACACGAGTATTTAATAGAGCAACTTCAATTCACTGGTTCAGAGTCCGTTTCATCTGTCAAGTTGAACTCTAAACTTTCCTTCAATCACCCGTGTAAGGAACTTGTGTGGTTCGCAAACAAGAAGGCGACCGCTTCCCAGCATCTCACCAATAACAATTGGTTCAACTACACGACAACCAATGCGGCTGTCGCATCCCTTCCTTACTACTATAACAAGAACGAACTGCACAATAAGGCAATCGGTTCTTTAAATACTGTTGCGACTGCCAAACTGATACTTAATGGCAACGACCGTTTCTCAGTTCGCCCTGGGTCATACTTCAATCTCGTCCAACCCTTCCAGCATCACGAGAATATCCCAGCGAATGCGGGTATCAACGTGTATTCTTTCGCCCTTAAACCTGAGGAGCATCAACCCAGTGGAACTCTCAATATGTCCCGTATCGATACTGCTACGCTCTCTATCGACTTCCAGTCTGGCTTAACTACTGACACCAACCTCAATGTTTATGCGGTCAATTATAACGTTCTCCGCATCCTCTCGGGTATGGGTGGTCTTGCCTATTCCAATTAAATTATGTATTCGATATTGTCATTGTATTTGTCATTGTAATATCGAATATCTATATGCGATGAATGAATTAATTGCCTTTTTTTTTTCTCCTCTAATAGTATAAAGAATATAGCGTAAATGGGTGGTGGTCTTCTTCAATTAGTAGCATA